GATATTGAGATACCTGGCGTTGCCAATGCAGATTTGGCGCAGTGGATCATGGATAACTTGAAGTACACGCAGCTCATCCTTGAGTTTTACACGCCAGGCATACCTGACAGCGGCTGGGTTCATGTCAGCTTTGATTCTTCTAATCTCAAATGTCAAGAGTTGACGGCCACCAAAGTCGCAGGCAAGACAACTTACTTACCTGGCTTGGTGGCTTAATTGGCACTAAACCTTGGTCAGCAGATAACGACACCGGCGCAGCCAAACCTTGGCACGCCTACGCCTGCCTATGACCAAGGCTTTTTGGCTACCTCATTTGGCGGCTTGAATGTCTACTTTGCCAAGCTGACGGCACTCTTTGCAGCGATCCTCGGACCGCGTGGTAGTAAGTACATCAACGCCCCATATGGCGCGTTTCAAGACGGCACAGATCAGACGGCGGCCAATACAACAACGGCCTATGCAATCACCTTTGACACCACCGACTTCAGCAATGGCGTGACATTGTCTAATTCGTCAAGACTTAATGTGTCTCAGTCGGGTTTGTATAACTTGCAATTCAGTATCCAATTCAAGAACACCACCAATGACGGCCAAGATGTGGATGTATGGTTTCGCAAGAACGGCACAAACATTGACAAATCAAACAGCAGATTTCATCTATCACAAAGAAAATCATCAGGTGATCCATCTCACTTAATTGCCGCGCTGAACTTCTTTGTTAGTCTGTCGGCGAATGACTATGTAGAGATCATGTGGCGGCCAACAAGCACTAGCGTCAGCATTGAGCATTTTGACGCCAGCGCCTCACCGACTAGGCCAGCAGTGCCATCAGTCATTGCCACACTTTCTTTTGTGTCCAATTTGTCTACAGAAACAGCATAATTGACCTATGGCACTCATACCTCTAAAAATCCCACCAGGCGTATACCGCAACGGCACTGAATACCAGTCGGCTGGGCGGTGGTTTGACGCCAACTTGGTACGCTGGTTTGAGAACACTCTCAGACCCATTGGCGGCTGGCGCAAGCGATCTAATAGTCAGATGACAGGCTCATGCCGAGGCTTACTCACTTGGCGCGATAACAGTGGTGACAGATGGATTGCTGCCGGTACGCATTCCAAGCTGTACGCAATGAACGAGGCCGGCACGCTCAAAGACATCACGCCAACAGGTTTCACAGCAGGGCGTGCTGATGCGTTGATTAAGACTGGCTATGGCTACTCTACCTATGGCAATTTTGCCTATGGTGTAGCGCGTCCCGATACAGGCACTGTGGAGCCTGCAACGACTTGGAGCTTAGACACCTTTGGCGAGTACCTGATTGGCTGCTCTGACTCAGACGGCAAGATATATGAGTGGCAGTTGGGATTCTCAACGCCAACGCTGGCCGCGGCCATCACCAACGCGCCAACAGGATGTCAGGCGGTAATGTCTACAGCCGAGCGCTTTATCTTTGCCTTGGGTGCTTCAAGCAATCCTCGATTAGTAAAGTGGTGCGATCAGGAAAACAATACAAACTGGACGGCATCGGCCACCAGTCAGGCGGGTGACTTTGAGCTGCAAACAGTTGGCTCATTAAAGGCAGGCAAAAAGGTTCGCGGAATAAACTTATTGTTTACTGATGTTGATGTACATACCGCCACCTATGTTGGCCTGCCTTATGTCTACTCATTTGAGAAGGCTGCAAGTGGATGCGGTTTGATTTCATCGCAAGCAGTGGCGGCCATAGATACTGCCGCAATGTGGATGTCTACATCAGGTTTTTGGATATTTGACGGCTTTGTCAAGCCTTTGTCTTGCGATGTCAGCGACTATGTGTTTCAGAATCTGAACTACAACCAAGCCAGCAAGGTGTACGCTGTACACAATTCAAAATTTGGTGAGATATGGTGGTTCTACCCATCAAGCGCCAGTAATGAGGTGGACTCATATATCACCTATAACTACCGCGAAAACCATTGGAACATTGGCTCTATGGCGCGTACAGCAGGCACTGACAGGGGTGTGTATTTGAATCCGCTGATGGTATCTGCTGACGGCTACATCTACGAGCATGAGGTGGGCTATGCCTACGACTCAGGCGTACTGTTTGCCGAGTCTGGACCATTGGAAATTGGTCAGGGTGACAATGTGATGTCTGTACGCCAAGTGATACCTGATGAGCAAACCTTGGGTGAGGTGGTGGTGAGCTTTAAGTCTAGGCTTTATCCAACATCAACAGAGTCAAGCTATGGACCATATCCAGCGGCGCAGCCAACTGATGTGCGTTTCTCTGGGCGCTTGGTAAAAGTAAGGTACACAGGTGATGTGCTTGATGACTGGCGTGTCGGCGTATCCAAGTTGGATATTGTTGCGATGGGTAAGCGCTAATCGTGGCGGCGAAATAGAATCAACGTAAGAGGTAAAACATGGCTGAAAAATATATCCCACAAAGCGTATTAGACGCACTGCCAAAGCAATTGGCTAGAAAAACTGTTCAAACTCCAACAGGACGAATGGGTGGTGGCTTCTATGAAAGCCAAGTTATTGAGCCTCCTCCTAATGCAATACCTGTTATGGGTAAAGGTCCAGCAATGCCTGGTGGTGCTAGAGATGTGCCTACTGGCGAATACTACATTCCTTTAGATATACCTAACTATCCTAAGACTGATGCAGGAGGTTATCCTCTGCCGCCATTAGTTGCAAAATATGATTCAAGCGGAAAGCTGCAAACAATCACTGCACAAACACGATATTTGGCAGATACGGCCAATAACATTGCTGTCCAGCCTGAGTACAACTTAAAGGGCGAATTGGTATCCACCAATGCTGTCAATAATGCAGAGGGTGAGGGCGGTGGAATAGGCGACTTTTTAAGCGGTGCTTTTAAAGACTTTGCGCCAATGATTGCATTGGGTTTGGGTGCAAACTATTTGGCTCCATTGCTTGGTGGTGGCGCTGGTGCAGCAGGAGCTGGTGCGGCGGGAGGCAATGCAGGCGCATTGATTAACGCTGGCATGGGTGGCAGTGCGGCACAAGCGGCAAGCGCTGCCTCTAATTTGGCGGCAACAGGCGCTGGACTTAATGCGGCTGTAGCTGCTGGTGGTGGTTTAGTCCCAGGATCTGCTGCTAACTTTTTAAGTCCAGGTGTTGTATCTGGCGCTGGCGGTGCTGCACCATCAGCCGCAAACCTTGGTTTTGCTGCTACTCCAGCGGCTTTGCCTACTGCGGCTACTGTCCCTGCGGCCACCACTGCTGCGGCTACAGTCCCTAGCGCTGCTGCCACTGGCGCGGCTACTACTGGCGCAGCTGCCACTGGTGCAGCGGCTGCTGGCACTGGCCTGCTTGATTCTTTGGGTGGTGTAGGCACTGCCATCATGGACTTTGCAAAGGCGAATCCAAGCATTGCAGGCTCATTGCTTGGCGCAGTAGCGGGAGCAGTCGAGGCATCCAACGCGCCAAAGTCGGCCACTACACAAAGCAATATTGACCCTGAGTTAAAGGCTGAGTATTTAGCCAACATTGCCCGCGCCAAGGAAACTGCGGCTGGCTTGCAGGCGCGTGAGATTGCACAGCCTGGCAAGTTATACACAGATGCAGAGAGCAAGCTCTACAACCTTGGCATGACGCCATTTGGCGCTGAAGATATTGCAAGGTTCTACAACCCTTACCAAGAAGAAGTCATTCAAGGTGCTTTGAGCGACATCGAGCGTACACGCCAAATGCAAGAGCAGGCAAACATGGAGCAGGCGACTAGAGCTAGAGCGTTTGGCGGTTCACGCCAAGGCGTAGTCTCAGGCATGACCAACGAAGCTGCATTGCGTGCGGCAGGAACTACTGGCGCTCAATTGCGATCTGCCGGATTCAATACTGCCGCAAATCTTGGAATGGCGGCGCGTCCTTTGGACATTGCAGGCTTACAGACTTCATTAGGTCTTGGCACTACACGCACTGCATTGGAGCAGGCAAGACTTGATGCGTTGCGTAATCTTGGCACTGAGCGTTTGGCTATTACAAGTGGCTCTTTGGGCATTGGACTTCCCAATGTGGGTGGCTCAACAAGCCAGCCTTTGTACTCAAGCGTAGCGGGAAGCGCATTGTCAGGCGGTCTAACTGGCAGCTACATTGGTTCTTTGCTTGATCCAAATCGCAACAAGCAGACTGCTTAAAGGAAACAACATGGCTACATCTAATCAAGACTTTGCAGGCTTACTTGGCGACATCTTTGGCGGTGGCGG